GCTTGCGCTTGAATATATTTATTCGGGCAGATTTTCAATTAAATGTCATGTATGCAATGTCATAAACGATATTGAATGCAGTTCGACAAAAAGGCTTCTTTTAGATCAGACAATCAAACCAATGAGTTTTGATTCGGAATTGAAGGGGGGTGAATTAAATAATGGCTAGTATAGCAAATGTTAAATTGGGTCCATGTTCAGTCAAATTCAACAGTATCGATTTAGGTCACACAAAAGGTGGCGTTTCAGTTTCATATGAACCTGAATATTATGATATTACAGTTGACAAATATGGCAATACAGTGGCGGAAAAAGTTTTGGTTGGAGAAACCCTTAAAATCACTGTACCTCTTGCAGAATTCACACTAGATAATCTTGAAGTTGCAATCCCAGCAGGGGAAAATGCAGGTCCTGATAATCGAGTCACTATCGGTAAAGACGCAGGCGAAAGAATGGCACAATATGGTGCTGAGCTTGTACTTCACCCACTTGCAAATGAAACAAGTGACAGAAGTGAAGATGTAGTTTTGCATAAAGCAATAGTCGCAGAGAGCATTGAAATAAAACATGCAAATGACGGCGAAAAGCTGATCGAGGTAGTATTCCAAGCATTGCTTGATGAGACAAAAAGTTCTGGAAACAGACTTGGTTTCATTGGGGATAGCGTGGATTAAAACCAAATTGACACTTGAGGCTATAAAGCCCGTCAAAAATGGAAAAAATATATAAATTAAACGGAAAAGAATACACAATTCGCAAAATGGCGTTAGGTCGTTTTGCAAATTTGCTATCAGCAATCGATGAACTCCCACAGGGATTAGTCGGTTTCGATTCTCTTGAAAAAGATGAATTCATCAGAAAAATACCTTCAATTTTGAAAGACGCATATCCTATGTTTATTAAAATATTAGTAGTTGCGACTGAAATTGATGAAAAGGTATTACAAGAAGAAGTCGGAGTTGCTGAGTGTGCAGAATTAGTGTCAATAGTTTTCGAAGTTAACGAAGTTGAGCGAATAAAAAACGCATTCAGCGCGATGGTCAAGAGTTTCAAAAAACCAGTCGCGCCCGAAGCAGTCAAAGCGCTAAATTAAGTTATCTTATAAATACGATTGATTTGTTGGCGAGTGAGTATGGTTGGACAAAAGACTATATTTTGAAGCGTGTCTACCCTATGGAAGCATTCGATTTTGCTGATAGGATAAAACAACGAAAAAATACAGATTATTTAATTCAACTTTCAATCGCTCACAATCCGTATGCGAAAGAACCAACGAAACTATTTAACGAATTAGAAAAGGCAATTGAATCAGAATCGAATTTGTCAGGCGATTCTATTGATCGCAATGGTTTGAATAGATTAAAAAATATGTTGAAAAAAAGTAAAAATATAGGAGTAAAATAAATATATGGCAATGCAAATAGGTAGTGTTATAGCAAAATTTCAATCTGATCTGACTGACTTCAAAAAAGGGCTTGGAGAAGCTCAGAATGGTGTCGGCGGATTGAAAGACGGTTTCAGTGGCTTAATAGGAAAGGCTGCACTTGTAACGACAGCAGTTGTAGGTGTTGCAGGCGCAATTGGTGCAGTTGGTTGGAGCTTTGCTAAAGAAGCAGGTAAATTCGAGCAATATCAAGTTGCTCTTGAAACAATGCTCGGATCAACTGAAAAAGCAAATGAATTGTTCACGCAAATGAAAGAGTTTGCAAAAAAGACTCCATTTAATTTTGAGGAAGTCATTTCAGGTGCAAAGTCGCTTCTTGCTTATGGCTTCGCTCAAGAAGATGTACAAAAAAACATGAAGCTTTTGGGAAATGTGGCTGCAGGTTTGTCAATCCCAATGGGAGATATGGTGTATTTATATGGAACTTTAAGCGCGCAACAGATTGCATATACAAAAGACATGAATCAATTTGCAAATAGAGGTGTACCAATTTGGGACGAAGTATCAAAAGTCATGGGGGTTTCAGTTCAAGAAGTCAGAAAATTAGTCGAGCAAGGTCAAGTCGGATTCCCAATAATTGAACAAGCATTCAAAAACATGACAGGAGAGGGAGGAAAGTTCTTTGATCTTATGGACAAACAAGCAGGCACAATGCTTGGAAAACTCTCAAATCTTCAAGATTCATGGCAACAGTTAAAAGTCACACTTGGCAATCTTTTGCTACCTGTAGCAATTCAAGTTGTTGACGGATTGAATAATTTAATCATGACAATTCAGGGGGTGGCGACAGAAAATGGAAATCTCACAAATGCAGTGAATTTTGTCAAAGACGCGTGGACAAACATGATGACAATTATCGGTGCAATGATTGAGTGGTTCAGAGCGACAGTATTGCCACCGCTTCAAGCAATATGGGCAGAATTCATGTATTTTGTCAATCAAGTCATACCACCTGTAAGTGAAGCAGTCAGAGTATTTATATTTGTCATTTTAATTCCTTTTCTTCTTTATTTAGTAAAAGTTTGGAAGGACAACTGGGACGAAATAAAACTTGTATTGATTGGGGTATGGGAAATAATCAAAGGCGTTGTTCAAGTAGCTTTTGCAATAGTTGCAGGAATATTCACAACAATGCTTGCACTTATGACTGGCGATTGGTCGAAAGCATGGGATAATATAAAACACTATGCAGGTATAGCTTGGGAGGGAATTAAAAACATATTCAGAGGCGCACTTGATTTCATATTCGGTTGGGGTGGCATGGTTTTGCACAATATGGTATCACCTTTTGAGAACGCATGGAACAAAATCAAAGATATTATGAACAATATCAGAAACGCTATAAAAGAAGCACTTGACTTTGACAAAAGGCATTCACCTTCAATTATGGATATTTTGAATGAAAGTGTCGGTAATGTTCAAAAAGCTTTGGGATCAATAGGAATTGAGCCTCTTGCACACAAACTTGATGTCAGTGGATCGGGCGGAAACAGAATTCAAATCAGCATGGCAGGTGCAAATATTAGTGATCCCGCAATTGCTGAAGATTACGCTGAGTTAATCGGTGACAGAATTATCAGAAAACTAGCAAAGACAGCAAGGACAATGTAAATATGAGTTACTCAATCACAATCAACAGTGTTGATCGAACAAGTTGTATTCTCACAAATACGATAAAAATTACTGACGAAACAAATGACAAACCCTCATCGATGTCATGTTCTTTTTTTGATCATGACAATTTAGGAGATATTGAACTTGATCAAGAAATTATTGTCACTAAAGACGCTGTGAGGCTTTTTGCGGGTAGCATACTATCAACTGAATTAAAGAGACTGGGAGCAGGCGAAATGATCTTCAAAATAGATTGTGTTGACTATACGCGCATTTTAGATCGCAATCTAGTAGTTGAAGGGTATGAGGGAATGACAGACAAAGAAATCATTGAAGATATTGTCGCAAATTACTGTCAAGGTTCAGGAATAACAACGACAAATGTCATTGAAGGTGTGACGATAAACAAGATTATTTTTAACTATTTACAGCCCTCACAATGTTTCAGAAAAATTTGTGAGCTAACAGGCAGAAGTTGGTATTTAGATTACAACAAAGATATTCATTATTTTCCAATGGAAACAACTTCGGCGCCTTTTGACATTGATTCAGCTTCGGCAACATATTCAGAAATGTCATTGACAAAAGATAATTCTGATATTCGCAATCGTGTTTATATAAGAGGTGGAACATATTTTTCAGATTTCACAACAATTTCGCAAGTAGCTGACGGAGAACAAACAGTTTTTTGGCTACCGAATAAGCCTCACGAATTCACAATGAAAGAGAACACAGTCGCACAAACTGTTGGTATAAAAAACATTGATGATCCTCTTGATTTTGATTATCTGATGAACTTTCAAGAGAAATATGTTGAAAGAGCTGACGGAGTTGCACCAACAGCAGGCACAGTTATGGAGTACACATATAAATATGATATTCCCGTACTTGTTGCAGTTGAAAACCCTGATTCAATTGAAGAAATAGGGCAGTTTGAACATGCTATTTTTGATAATTCTATTCTTAACTTAAATGACGCAAGAGCAAGAGCGCAAGCAGAGCTTGCAGATTATGCAGACACAATTGTCGACGGAACTTTTGAAACACTAACTGACGGCTTCAGAGCAGGTCAATTCATGAATATCAATCTTTCTGACTACTCAGTCAATGCAAATTATTTAGTTCAAAAAGTTGTTGCAAGAGCGCTTGGGAACGGTTCATACAATTACACAGTTTATATTGCAAGCACTAAAAAATTGGGAATTATTACTTTCTTGATCAAACTTTTAGAGAATGATAAAAACTTTTTGAATATTGATCCGAATGAAGTTGTTGACGAATTGTTTTCTCCCGACTCTCAAGGTATTATTATAAGTGACAGCATGATTAGTGATAGTTTGATTGAGCCACCATTTCAGTGGGGTTCATGCAAGTGGGGATTGGCGCAATGGTCATAATATGAAAAAAGCAACTATAAATTTTAATTTTAATGTAGTCTTAACTTATCGAGACGCTCAAACTGGCAAAATAAATGAGCGAATCAAAGCTCATAATCTTGTTGTTGATTCAGGACTAGCTTCAATTATTGGAAGAATAGTCGGTGGGGATTCTCCTGTTACTAAAGGCACAATCACATATTGCGCATTGGGAACTGGCACAAACGCCCCTGCTTCGGGAGATACTCAACTTCAAACTGAAGTATTCAGAAAGCAAGTGAGTGTCAGAAGTTCAACTGCAAATGTGGGAAGATTTAGAACTTTTTTCAATACAGATGAAGCAAACGCAACACTAAAAGAAGCAGGACTCTTTGGAGATTCAGCTTCGGCAACAGCAAATTCAGGAACTTTATTTTGTAGGCTCTCAATAGACAGAGCAAAAACTAGCGCTGAAACACTAACACTTGATTGGGAAATTACAGCAATATCAGCTTAAAAATATGAAAGGAGGTGTATAACATTGGCAAAAGATTCAACAATAACAAATGTCGACAATGGTGACGATTTAGAGGGTTCATGGGGTGATACAGTCAAAGCTTCAGTTGAAGCTCTTTTTGATGATAAAACAGTTTATGATCAAGCTTACAGCGCAACAACTGAAATTGATCTCAACAATGGTGCTTTTCAAAAAATTGATTTAGCAGGTAATGTCGCAATAGATGTTGTCAATCAAAAGCTGTTCAGACCTTTCGCGATTTTAGTTAAATATGACGCAGACGGAAGAACAATAGACTTTTTTGACACTATCAGTTGGGCATATAACTATGTGCCAGTATCATCGGCGAATGGAAAATATGATTTATTTGTATTTATTCCTATCACTTTTAGCACACCTAACTGGACATATATCGGGCTTGTAGCAGGTCAAGATATTTAGTTGAATCTTTGCACGAATAGTATGGCAAAGAATAATACAGTGATTTATTTCACAGTTCAGGCTTTCGAAAAGCGTGACGGAGATCATCTTTCTGATACATGTCAGATTCAAGTAATTGATACGACAGCAGAAGGTGCTTTGAAAAAAGCTAAGAAATTGATCAAAAAAACAGATTATCGCGTTTCAGCGATAGTTGAAGAAATAGTCAAATGATACCACCAAACCTAATTTTGATATGGACTGGCTTAAATGCGAGTATACCTTCGGGTTGGTCGCGTGAAACGAGTCTTGATAGTAAATACACTAAAGGCACAGCCAATGGTGTTGATCCTGATGTTACAGGGGGAAGTGCAACACACAGTCATACTTCACCTACTCATACGCACACAATGGTCAGCCACAATCATACTGGTAATACAGGAGTTGATACAAATCAAAGAGAAGATGCAGATAATGGCGACAGTATCGCACAAGACAATCATTATCACGCATACAATATATCAGGTGTTTCAGGGGGTTCGCTTTCTAATACTGTCACATATGCTTCAGTTGCTAGCGATCCATCTTATTATGAAGTAATTTTTATCAAAGCAGACGGATTTTGCGCAATTCCCGATGATGTTGTCACTTTATTCAGTAAAACGACATTGCCTTCAAACTTCTTAATTTGTGACGGAACGAATGGAACTCCCGATTTAAGAAATAAATATTTGAAAGGTGCTTCAACAGGCGCAAACGCAGGCGGAACAGGTGGAACTTTGAACCATGAACATGCAATCAATCATACACACTCAGGTGTCACACACACGCACAGTGGAACAACTGGCTATGCAAGCGGTGGAACAGTAGGAGGAGGTTCAGGGACTCAAGTCGTTACAGATCACACTCATGCTATTACACTTGACGCTGCCAGTTCAGAAACAGGATCATCTTATACGGGAAACGCAGGAAGTGCAGATACAGTTGAGCCAGCATATAAAAAACTTGTTGCAATTCAAAATACAAGTGGACTTCTTAAACGCGCAGAAAAAGGAATGGTTGGAATGTGGCTTGGAACTTTGGATAGTATTCCAAATGGTTGGATATTGTGTGACGGAAGTGATGACACTCCCGATATGCGTGACAAATTCTTAAAAGTTGCAAATTCTACTGGGGAAATTTCAAATACAGGTGGATCAAATACACATTCTCATTCTGCAAGCAACAGTCACACACATACAGCTTCAGGAACTCACACACACACTGGATCAACAGGGAGCGTTTCTGCAAATAAAGGTACAGGTGTCGGTGGCAATGGAGGTGTAAAGCCTCACACTCACCCTGTCACTTCGGCTTCAAGTGCAAATACAAGTTCTTGGAATAATACAACGACTTCAGGTGACAGCACAGACGGTCAACCACCATATAGGACTGTCGCTTATATTCAATATAAATTTACAGTAAATGCGGGGGTTGCACTGTTAACTAATTTTATCTAATATTATATTATGGAGACACAAATTACAGGAAAGCTTTTTGATCAAGGGCTTTTGGGCGTGTTCGTAGTTATCTTGATGACAGTCATAATCTTCTTATATCGAGAAAAAGCAAAAGACAGCAAAGATCACTTCGTGGATATGAAAACAGTGTGGGAGGGAGATATTAAATTCAGAGAAGAAGTCAAAGTTTTGTTTCAGAATATTAAGGATATTTTACTAACAGCAAAAAAATGATAATCAAATTTATAAAAAATTTATTTAGTTCACCAAACTACAAGAATGAACTTGACGAATTAAAATCAACCATGCTATCTGAAAAAGTAAAAGATACTGCTGAATTAAAAAAAATCAATAGAACATTCAGATTACTGTTGCAAGAAGGCAACATTGAGGTCACAATTAAGAATGTTGACGGGGTTTTTAAGGAATTAAGAAAAAGAAAATGACAGACATATATCTCATTATATTTTCAGCAATCAGAATTTTGACGATTGTACCTCTAACATTTCTCATTGTTGCACAGCTTATCAACTTGTTAAAAAATGGCAAAGAAAAGGAGTTGCTTTCAACAAGACTTGTTTTGTTTTTTCTAACAATAGCAATATGGGCTGAAGCCCTTATTTTTTTATTCAGTGATTTTGGTACATTATTTTTGGGAAGTGCAAGACACTCTTTACTTGCAAAATTTCAATGGGTATTGTCTATAATTAGGGTGACTTTGGCAATTGGAGTTTGGAAGATGTACAATTTAGTTTATAGAAAATAATAATATGGAAGCATTGAATCAAAGGGATTCTAGGTGGGCAGGAATTCCACTTGGAACATCAACTACAACAACAATAGGTTCACATGGCTGTACAATCACATGCGTTGCTATGCTTGCAGGACTAACCCCTGATGAAGTAAACAGACGACTTCTTCAAGTCGGTGGCTATCAAAATACAAATCTAATTATTTGGTCAAAGATAAAAGAAGCAATCCCGTGGTTGGAATTTGAGTGGCGTGGCTATTCATATGAAAACGCAAAAGTTGCTGACGCAATCGCAAAAAATAGCGGTTGTTTAGTACAAGTTGACTTTGACGGGAAAATTGACACTCCTCGCGATGATCATTGGGTTGTTTATAAAGGCAATCAAAAAATGATCGATCCGTGGACAGGTGCAGAAAAAGCAACAAGTTATTATCCAATAGCTGAAGGTTATTCAATTATAAAAGTTTCTGCAAAACCTGTAGTTGCAACAAACACAACATCGAAATTTGATTTCTTAAATGGAATTAAATTCTCAGGACATCTTGAAAATACTTTGAAATATTTATTTATTGAAAATACTTTCAGTGAGGGAGATATTCGAGAGGGAATGTCAACTTTCAAAGTTGGAACAAATAAGCACTTGGAAGGCGTGATTGCTGAAATGCTAGTTGAAAAGCAACAGCTCGAAAATACGGTCAAAACTCTCACTGATGAGGGGGTAGCAAAAGACAAAATTATCGAACAATTAAAGAAAAATCAAGGACAATCTGAAGAAGAAATACAACAGAGACTCGATAATCAAAAGAAAAGTTTGACAGAAGCTTGTAAAACATCAACGCAGACAGCGCTTAATGAATTAAGACAAGAGTTATCGCCAAAAACATACTATGAGCAATCTGCAACTGATTTATTAAAATTTGCACTACTCAAGATGTTAGGTGTTGACATAAAATCAACAGAGGGGGTGACAAAATGAAAAAACAATTCCCTGAATGGATAAAAACTTTATATCGTGGAATCAGAGCAGGAGTTTCAGCAGGTATTGCTTCAGTTCTTATTTTGCAAATAAATTTGAATGATCCAAAAGAAGCATTGAAAGTTGTTGCTGTTGCTTTTGTCTCAGGTTTTGCAGTTGCTTTTGGTAAATGGGCAAGAGAATATCTTGACAGTCAATTTGGATTTGATTCAAATTCTATAGTTGCAAAAGCAATGCCTATCTGATCTCAATTTTAGTGGTTGACAGGTTATTTTTGTGCCTTTATACTGTAACTACAGTCAAAGATAGTAAATACAAAGAATATGAATAATAACGAATTAGCAAACACACAAGTCAGAGTCACATTCAAAGACAACTGCATTCATTTTTATGATCTTCTTGACAAGTACAACGACTTCAAAGGCTTCACACAAAATGTCAGAGGAATTGAAAACGCATGGTTTGAATTAGTAGAAGTATTTGACGCAAGCACAACTTTTGCAGAAGTTCAAGATTTTTTAGATGAAAACAACTTGAGAACACACAGCTATTGCGGAATGGACTAATTATGAAAATATATTATTTACTAATTGAATGGCTCACACCAAAAGAAATAAAAATGGAGGATTTAATCTAATGTTTAATCATGACTATGAGCTTGAAAAGAGATACCACCCTGAAAATTTCGAGCTGTTTGTCGTACTGAACAAATGGCAATGTAAAAATAAACAATTGGTGAAAGCTTTTCAAAGCGCTGGTTTTCAAATAGAAAAGGATAAAAAAGTAAAATGAAAGTATATGATTTAGTCAAAAGAATAATGCTTCGCGATCCCCAGTCGCGAAACTCAGACAAACACTTGATGTATATGGTTTGGACAAATCAAGGTATTGACTTAAATGATTATATTCAATGGTTCAAAGAGGCTGCACACCCAAAATCAATAATTGAAAGCAGAAGAAATCTTCAAAGAAATCAAGAAGAAAAAATCAAAGCAGGCGAGATTATACCCGAAAATGAGATTCTCATTGCAGATAAAAAAGTATTGAAATATCGCGAAGAAATCGACAGACAAAGAGGAACTCACATTTTTAGAGATGAAATAGCAGATCAACAAACACTAATATGAAATGGTCAAATTTGAGAATCAACAAATGCCCTCAGTGCGATCTTGACTTGTTCAAAGCTGAAGTCGTGGGTGGAATGTTTCATTGCAAGTGCGGATTTAAGATCACAGAAGAAAAGATGAAAACACTGATAAACAAATCAAACTTTTATCGCAAAGAAGAACACTATCGACCTGATGATGAAGTACCTGAAGATTATTAAAATGAGCGATCTTTATCACATAAAGCAACAGAGAGTCAGTAATTTTTGGCAATTTAGGCTCAAATCAATTTTTGGTTTAATTAGAGGGTTTGAAAATTTAGAATATCAACAAATGGGATCAGAAAATCATCACAGAATTAGAAACATCAATGACGGAAGATTCATTGACTTTTGGCAAACTGGCACAATGAGAAGGTCAGACAATACTTTTTGCGGTATGGGTTACAGAGACACAAACATCAAAAAAGAGCTTGAAAAATTGATGGTTGACAAGTTAATTTAGATATACTAAAGTTAGAGCATATAGAATCAAATAGCATGGAAGATACAACACAAATCACAACAACAAATCAGAGTTTCAATATAGAAGCTTTGATCTCCCAAGCAATAAGCAAAAAAGCTTCTGTTTCTGCACTAAAAGAAATGCTCGCAATGAGAAAAGAGTTGAAAGCTGAATGGGCAAAAGAAGAATTCAACAAATCAATGGCAGGTTTTCAATCAGAATGCCCAGTCATTGCAAAAACAAAAGGTGTCAAAACAAAATCAGGTCAAGTTGCCTATAAATACGCACCGATTGAAGTTCTTGATTCTGATACTAAAAAATTAAGAGAAAAATTCGGCTTCAGTTATAAAACAGATCAGATCACTTTCATGGACAACAACGACAGACAGATCAAAGCGATTGTCACAGTCACACACAAAGCAGGTCATAGTGAAAAAACTGAAATGACTGTACCTCTTGGAAACAAAACTGAGATCATGTCGAACTCTCAAGTGACGGCGGCTGCTTATACTTTCGCTAAAAGATACGCTTTCAAAAATGCTTTTGGAATTGTTGAAGCAGATGAAGATAATGAAGCTTTACTTAAAAGAGGCGATGACGAAGCTAAAAAAGACAGAAAAAGTCTACCTGAAGAAGATGTTAAAAAAATTGAGAGTGCAAAAGATGAACAGGAATTGATAAACTTTTGTAAAGAGATCAAGACAGCAAGAGGCGAAGAATATCAAGAAGAATTAGTTGAGCTTTATACAAAAAGAAAGGACGACATACAAAATGCAAATATATAATTTCGAACAGGGATCAGAAGAATGGTTCAAAGTTAGACTTGGCAAATTGACAGCTTCAAATGCTCAAGCAATAGCTTCAAATGGTGCAGGACTCGACACATTGATATTTGAAAAGGTTGCAGAACTCATGACAGGCAAGATGAAAGAATCATACACAAATATCGATATTGAAAGAGGCAATGAACTTGAAAAAATGGCAAGAAACTCATATGAGCTTGAAACAGGGATCATTGTCAAACAAGTTGGATTTATTGAATTAAATGAGTTTGTTGGCTGTTCTCCTGACGGACTCATTGCTGAAGATGGACTTCAAGAGATCAAATGCAAGAATGACTCAAACTTTGCTCGATTCTTATATGACAGAAAAATTGACACAGAGCATGTTTGGCAAATGCAAATGCAGTTATTTGTCACAGGCAGACAATATGTTGATTATGTCCTTTATAATCCAAACTTTCCAAAGCCAATAATTATTACAAAAGTCATGCGAGATGAGGTATCAATTTCTAAACTTAACGTAGGAATCATGACAGGTGTTGCAAAGATCAAATCAATTTTAGAAAAAATAAAATGACAGACAATAATCAATTAGTACAAGTTGTTAAAAATGCAGGTCTTGAAGAAAACAAGGTCGATTCACTTTTGAAAAGTTTTTCGACATACTTCAACGAGGCTAAAATTATCGCAGAGGAAGCTAAAAACATACTTGTCACAGATGAGTCACAGATCGACTTAATGCAGAAAGCGCGTGAAAATCGACTACAGCTCAAAGAAATTAGAATCAATGCTGAAAAAACACGCGTCACACTCAAAGAACAGTCACTTCGTGAGGGTAGAGCAATCGACGGAGTCAATAATCTTATAAAAGCTTTGATTGCACCTGTTGAAGAACATCTTGAAAGACAGGAAAAATTCGCAGAAATGAAAGAAAAAGCAAGACTTGAATCAATCTATTCAGAGCGACTTGAAAAACTTTCAAAATATGTTGATGATGTTTCGCTTTATAATATAAAGGAAATGACTGACGAAGTGTTTGCAAATCTTTTGCTAGGTTGCAAATCAGCATATGACGCTAAAATTGAAGCTCAAAAGAAAGCTGATGAAGAAGCAATTGAAAAAGAGAAAAAGGAAAGAACTTATCGCGACAGAATGTACAATCTCAATCGATTTTATGATTTTATCGATATAGGAAAATTGACAGTTGACACTTCAGAAGAAGATTATCAAGTAATGCTCAAAGAAGGTCAAACAGCAAAGGAAAAGCATGATAGTGAGCAGGAAAAAATTAGAAAAGAGAACGAGGAACTTCAAAAAAAAGCTGAAGCAGATCGAAAAGCAAAAGAGGAATCTGACAAAAAGTTGCAAGATCAAATTGAAGCACAGAAAAAACTAAAAGAAGAAGCTGAGGCAAAATTGAAAGCTGAAAAGGAAGCTCAAGAGAAAAAAGAGCGTGAAGCCAAACTTGCAGAAGAAAACAAAATCAAGGCTGAAGAAGAATCGAAAAGAAAAGCACTTCTTGCACCTGACAAAGATAAACTGATTGAATTTGCAACTGTAATTGATAAACTGATTGCACCAAGCTTGGCAAGTCGTGAAGCAGGCTTGATTATAGAAAAAGCGCTAGTTACATTGTCAGATGTTTCATCATATATTAGAGAAAAGTCAAAAGCATTATGAAAAACGGAACTTCAACATCAAACCAAACTGAGCAAGAACAAATTATCAATGATATGAAAAATTTTGAGATCAAAGCCAGTGATCCTATAAAATTGAAAGGTGGGCATGACAAAATAATGCTTGATTTTATAAAAGAATTTGCAAGAGTACCTGAAAGAATCTCAATTGAAAGATACCAAAATGAGAACAATAAAATTGTTATAAAAATTTATTTTAGAAAGGCAAAGGTAGTAAAAGAATGATAATCGATATGAACGCAATATTAGCTTTGATTGTAGGTTTTGGGCTTGGAGTTAGTGTCTCAATAATATTTTCAAAATGAAAACAATCAAAGAAGTTTACGCAGAATCACTTGAAAAAATCAGCAAGCAGAATGTTGTCAGTGATATTGCAAATGAAATTCAGCTTGTTGCTCAAGCTTTGCGTGACAATGATCTTCAAAATTGGTCACCTGACCAACTCTCACGCGCTTTGACAAAGATTGCTGTATTAAGGGTCAATCTAGGTTCTGAAATGGCTGACGCAATGGCTTATTATGATTTTTCTTATACAGGGCGCAAAATTAGATATGCTTCAGAGTGGAAGCCAACAAAGAGTGAATTGAATCAAACTATAAAAGCAACAATTCAAGACATTGATTCAAAGATCATCACAAACATGGCAGATGAAATGAATGAGGAGATTCAAAGCAAGCATTATGCTGAAAAATTAAAAATAATATATGACGCTTCAGAAACATTGATCACTGCACTGCAAAGCAGAATCAATGTATTAAAACAAGAAAGGATCGAAGCGCGCAATGGATAAAAAGGCACTCAAAAGACGCAGGCAGAATATGGAACTTTTGATTGAGTTTGTGCTTCTTTGTATTCTTTTATATTTTATTGTGTTAAGAGGGGGGTGACTTTTATGACATTTTTAGAAAATTTAATGTATTACGGATCAAATATTCTCACTCTTGGCTTTTGGTGGTTAGTAAAAATAGTTATTAAAAAAGCAATAATTGAAACAAAATAAATGCCCGATATTGAATCAATAATCAGTCTTGATTTCAGTGTGTTTGACGACTTGCTTATCATGCAACACTTCAATCATCGCTGTCAGTGTTGCGGTTCTACTTGGGAGGTTGCACTTCATCACTTAATTTTCAGAAGTCAAGGCGGTGTCAATGGTCCCCGAATCCCTCTTTGTAATATTTGTCACATGAAGCTTCATAACAAGCCTGAATTTAGAAAGAAATATGAGACTAAACTTTTGAAGATTGCAAGCGTATTTTATCAGTTACAAACACAAGCAATTCTTTTTTAGAGGTTGACAAATACCGATAGTTTGTGTAATTGTAGTATAGCATAGTAAACGAATATGAAAACACGAATAATACAAACTCGATTCTGGGACGACGAATTTGTTTCTTCAGTTGATCTCTACACTCAGCACTTGTATATATATCTTTTGACCTCGCAATATATAAACATAAGCGGTATTTTTCAACTACCTGAAAGAAAGATAATGTTCGAAACAAAATTGACAGAAATACAATTTTCAACAGCAAAAAAACTTCTTGAAAAAGAAAAGAAAGTGTTGTTTTTTAAGGGTTGGGTTTTTGTAAAAAACGCAAAAAAAGACAATAACTACACCCAAAGTCCAAAAAATCAAATTGCTCATGACAAAGAAATTTCTTTGATTCCTGATGAAGTTCGTGCGTATTTTGATAGTAGTATCAATAGTAGTATTGATAGTACTATCGATACAGTATCGATAGTACCCATAAACCATAAACCAGAAATAATAAATAATAAAACAGAAACAAAGGAACGAAAAAAATTTTCTTCGATTGAAGATATAACAGCAGAAGTTATCGCTGAACTTGCTGAAAAATACAAAGTGCGTTATCAATTTGCTGAGTTAAATTTTGAGAAAATGAGCAATTGGCTTGAGTCAAGCGGAAAAATCAAGAAAAACTACAAAGCAACTCTCGCAAATTTCATTATAGGCGATGAGAAGTTTGAACAAGAGCAAAAGACATACAGGTCGCTTCACTCAACGCAAAATCAGACAGTAAACACCACTGAGAAGTATGAACTGTCACCAATCGAAAGGGAGAAAGCTCAAAAGCGATTAGACGAGATTAGAAGCAAATTTCACACAAAGGGGTTTGACTCTTGACATCAAGGTGCAGTATTGTATATTTAAGTATATGGAAGTAAACGAAAAATATTATACACGCAAAGAAATCGCAAAGATTTTGAGCGTACACCCTATGACAATATACAGAGAAATTCGAAAAGGCAAGATCAAATCGATCAAAGTTGCTGGGGATTATAGAATACCTGAATCGAGTTTCAATGATTATGTCAAAAATCAGAAAGTATGAATTGGGAAGAATTAAGAAGAAATAAATGTCCAAAATGCAGTCGAGGCTTTGCTTCGAAGCATGTCGACAAAAAAACCTTAATAATCAAACACTCATGCGATTTTGAAATAACAGTTGATGAAGTTGACAATTATTTAGTAAATGGAATAGAACCGAAAAGAAAATGAAAACACTGATAAAATTTATAATATGGTTTTTAGTAGTACCTTATTTTTTCTACAGGTTGGGAATAAATGCTCAAGTGAATTATTCACTTGAAAATCCACCAACTTGCACTGAATTACATTTCAATGTTCAACCAGTAAATGAAGAACAAACAGAACCAAATAATGCGACTGAGTCGGCGAAGCCTCAAGAACTTCAGAGTGAGCCTGAAATTACAGGAAAAGTCTCGTTCTACACTAACGAGTATTGTGAAAAATTCAATCCTTCTTGCCTTACTGCAAGCGGTGTTCGTTTCGATGATACGAAGCTCACTAGCGCTTGTGATAGCAATTTCCCACTTGGTACAAAGTTTGTTGTTACTTATCAAAACAAAAGCGTTGAAGTTACTTGCAATGATCGCGGAAGTTTCTCAGAAAAGTATGGTCGAGTTATGGATTTATCAAAAGAGGCTTTCTCGCAGTTGGCACCGCTTTCAAAAGGTATATTGGCAGTAAACATAAAGGAGATCAAATGACAATAATATTATTTGGAATTTTAATCATAGCATTGAGTATTCAAATGGCTCTTGTCACAAAAGTGTTATGTGATGTCAGAAAATACACTCAATTCAATGGCTGTGATATTGGCGACGCAAAATGGAGTCTTTCAATGGTTGAAAAAATGCTTCAAAAGCATGTCTACAATTCACGCAAGAGGCACACAACACTTCGAAAAGTTGTCGGTTATGATCTTGACAGACTTTACAAAACAACAAGATTGTTGAATCAAAAAATTGAAACTAACAATGAGAGATTATCAAAGCAAGCGGATTTTATGATGAAATCTCAAGCATTGATTATGGGAACTGTCTCAGAAGTTAAAAAGGGAAACAAAGATCAACAGGAGATAAAAACCAAACTCACAAATTTGAGACAGATGACAGAGCGAAGCAAGAAACTGAATGAATCTGTTATGAAGTCAATCATGAAGTCACCAATGCTTTGGCTTGGAGATAAAAAGAGCATTCCTGAGGGTTGGGAAATAGTCACTGAATGGTTACCTACAGAAAAAGGAAAATTGCCAAAACTTAATGTTGGCACACATTCTCACAGTCCAGTTCATAAACACACAAAATGATAAAAATTAAAAGCGAGAAAGAGACAATTCGAATTAGTGAAAATGAGCGACCCTATATGGCTTTTGAAATTGATCGACTTAACGAGTGCATAACAATTTTGACTCAGAAAAATAGGAAAGAATTTATATTCAAAAGTGATCTTTCATTTAAGACCTTGCAACGCTGGGAAAAAGTGGCTAAACTGTTATTGCAAGGTATCAAATATATAAAAACGAAAGAATATGGCAAAAAATAATAATGAATATAAGACTTCTGACCTTTATGAGGCTTCGGCTATCTATGCAAAACACGAAAAGCTAGTCGGAATTGAAACGACAAAAAAACCCTATGTTTTTATATTTGCAAACTATGATGTTTGCAATGTAATTAGTCTTGAATATATCAATAACGAACTGGCAGTCTTGGCAAAAGACTATGCAGACGCTATCAAGTTACTTAAAAGCCGAGTGAATACGATGTGATATGCGCGATCCTATGCCAAAATATCAACCTGAAATGTTGATAATATGGGCGTCAATTACAGCTTATATTACATTGATTTTGACATTCAAATTGATGTTATTTTTTGAAATATTTTGAATATGATCACAGAAAAAATAAAGATAAACTACAAAGGTAAAAATGTTGAACTTGAAGTTCGACACAATACTCAAGATGAGCCAATGGCAAGAGGCGAAGTGTTTGAGCGCAACTATTACAGAGAATACGGCAAATTAGAAATCAAGAGCGGAGACACAGTCTTTGATCTTGGAGCAAATGTCGGATCATTCTCAATTCTTGCAGGTATTGAGGGCGCAAGAAAGATTGTCGCAGTTGAGCCTCACCCTGAAACAATTGCTTTGCTTGAAAAGAATCTCGAAACAAACGGCGAATTTTTCGCTGAACCTGTAACAGTTTTTAGAGGTGGAATTATGGGAGAAAGCAAAGAAGAAGTACCATTTTATTTGTGCAATGATCCTTATGGCTCAGGCAGTCACACTCTCACGCTCAATTTTGACAACAATCCTCTAGGCTTCAAATCATTCACAGTCAAGACAATCTCACTTGATCAACTTATGGAGAACACACAGACAGACACAATTGATTTTCTTAAATTAGACATTGAGGGGGCAGAGTATGAAGTTTTGAAAAACTGTCAGAAGTTAGATCATATCAGACAAATTTCAATGGAGTGGCACCATGGACCAGTTTTGTTTGCAGATTTGTTGACTTTCTTAAAAGGAAAGAATTTCAGTGTTGCATGGTTTGAGGGAGATGATCAAAGAGGAAAATTGCAGATGAGACAAGGGGGCATATCATGACAGAATTGAAAAAAGGCACTATATTGCAAAACAGAGTCAATAATCACGAATATATTGTCACTGCTGTGGATATTAGAAAAACATCAGTCACTGTTAAGAGCTTAACTGGCACAGATGAAAAAATGCTCAGTCTCAAAAACTTGCAAAACTTTGTTAATCTTGGTATATCTAAAGATACCTTGATTGGAAAAACCTCAAAAAGGGGTGTATCGAGTCAAGTTCAGAATAGACGAAACAATGGGAGAAAATCAACAAAAAAATGATTCAAAGCCAAAAGCTGAAGTCGAGAGCGTAAATGTTCCCGATTCTTCCTCGTCTATTGTGCAAGACTTCAGAAAAATAGAAGATTTAATTGAATGGGATAAAAATCCGCGAAAAATCACTGATCTTGATTATGTTCGACTAAAAGATCAAATCACACTACTCGGTCAATACAAACCTCTTATCATAAACGAGAAAAATGAAGTTCTAGGCGGTAATATGCGCTTGAGAGCTTTTAAAGAATTAGGATTCAAAAAAGTGTGGGTTTCAGTAGTTCATGCAGACACAGAAGAAGCAAAGCTTCAATATGCTTTGAGCGACAATGATCGTGCAGGCTACTATGACAATGACATGCTTGCAAAGTTAGTGAAGCAATATGAGAATTTTGATTTCAGCGCTTATGCAGTCGATATTCACGCCCCTGTCACAATTGACTTGGCTGTCACAGTTCCAAATCTAGGAGAAGAAAATTTTGATAACCAAAGACTTGATGAACAAGATACAAAATCAGTTACATGTCCAAAATGCGGTCATGAATTTGAAGCTTAATTATTGCAGTTTTCAATCAGCAAGATATGCTGTGATGAATTGGCATTATTCAAAGTGCATGCCAGCAGGCAAGCTCGTTAAAATAGGCGTATGGGAAAATGATATTTTCAAAGGTGCGGTGATATTTGGCAGAGGTGCAAACAACAATTTGCCAAAAAGTTTGGGTATGAAAGTCACTGAATGTTGTGAACTTGTGAGAGTTGCACTTGATAAGCATGAGACAGAAACAACAAGAATTGTCGCAATTGCTTTGAAGCTTTTGAAGAAATCAAATCCAGGGTTGAAGATAGTTTTTTCTTATGCTGACCAAACAAATCAAGGTCATAAAGGCATAATATACAGAGCAGGAAATTGGAAGTATCACGGAATTAGAAAGCACAAGGGATATTTTCTCAATACGCGCACAGGTGAATATGAACATCAAAGGTCATTGAACTCGAAATATCACAGAGTGGTCAATTATCCCGACTACTACAGAGAAATGCCGAAAGAAATGTTCTTTGAAAAGCATTTTTTCACTTATGATTTGCGTAAATAATGAAGTGGTATCATGCTTTCTATCCAGAAAGTATCGCGGGTTCGATTCCCAGCTTTACGCTCAAGGGATACAAAATGTATTCAGACTTCTCTACTCCACCGAGAGGGTTGACACTCATTTTGTGCGTAGGTAGTGAGACACATGGTGGAGTAGAGAAGTGGTAGGTTAAATGTTAAAAATGCGTTAAATACGCGTTAATAGTTAACCTATGCAGAATATAAAAAATCTATGCAAAACAAATTAGAAAACATAATAACAGAGATCGATCAGTTGAAAATCATTGAACCGCCGATAGCAGTCGAAAGAATTAGTGATAAAAGACAAGCGTTTCTCGCAGGTCAAATGAATTTGCTTTTGCGTGTAAAATGGATAATTAAGAAAGGACTTGAAGAATTATAAATAATATGGCAGAGAAAAAGACAAAGGGAATTACAGGATTAAAAGGTCAAATGAACATTGTATTCTTTGGTGGATACTTTCATCTAAACATGAAGGGAATTCCTTTTGCATTAAGTAGAAGTGAATTGCAGTTTTTAATTGACATGTCAAATATAATGATTAGAGACTTTGGAGAAGAAGCCAATCAATAATATGCAAGAAGAAAATCAAAACTTACCAACACAGACAGATCAGCCAATTGACACTGATCCGAATGCAGTTGTCGACACTAATGCACAAGTTGTCAACAATGTTGTCAACACTGAACAACCAGTTGTCACT